ATATCAGGGGCGAACACATCGCCACACACCAGTTCTGGGTATGACTTAGCAAATATAGTGAGTCCCTTCTTTGTTACCTTGAGAAAACCTGCCGGAACCAGAGATGACTGTAAGCAACCATCTGCTCTACGTACAGGGAACCCGTCCTTATCAGATACGAGTTGCCCCATATACTGCTCCTCTTCTTTCTTAAAACGGTATGTCCCACCAACTACATCTCCTTCTGCTTCCAGAAGGGTTAGCAGGTCTTTTGGGTCCCAGGATAAATCATAATCCAAATAGATCACAACATCAGCCCCAGCTGTTAAAGCCTTGCGAGTCATCATCATACGGGCTGCCGAAATATAAGGATTCTGTAGCTCCTGGGCGTAGCCCTCTTCCCACCCCGCCTCTTTAATGAGAGGAATTGACGCGGTTAAAGAATCAACATACGGAGCAGTTGGTCCATTAAGGGACGGGGTGCAGAAGACGACTTTAGACATTAGGCCGAACCTTTCCAGAGGCCGAGGCCGAGGAGAGTGTCAACCACTTCAGCAAGAACCACGTTCCACTGGGTGGAAGCAGTCAGAGCGGAAGACGCGCACTTCATGGCGGTCCAGGAGGTAGCGTTGACAGAGACGGCGCCGAAAAAGGAAGCAGTGGAAGAGGCACCACTGGTAAAGGAAGACTGCATGGCAGCTGCTTTCTGGGCCTGGGGAATCTTACCATAGAAGGCAACGCGGTCGGTTGCAGACTGACCAAGCATCTGGCCATCAGCGTTGGCGTCAGAAATCTGGTTCATCTGGGAGTAATACTCGGTATTTGGAGCAGTAGGCATTTGTTATTCTCCTTTGCTAAAGTTGGGGCAGGGATTAACCCGCCCCGTTTTGATTAACCAGTTACACGACATGCCAGTTCAGGCCGCAGGTTGGCGAAGCCGCCAAGAACATCAATCCGACATGGAATTTCATCCGTGCCGATGGTGTACTGACGAACGATCCTCATGCTGATGCCGTCATACACTTCTCGGGCAGAGAAGTCAACCCCATTTGGGATTTCCAGGTCAGCAGTAGCGAAGGTGAAGGCGTCCTGGTGATATGCCAGTGACTGCTGGAAGGAACTCTGTCCAGTGGTACCGGAAATGATGGTGGTTGCCGTTGCCCCTGGAATTGAGTTAACAGTCCCGTTTGCTACCCCTACACCAGCCAGAATCGGTGCTGGGTAAATGCTGAGGGCGCCGATGGTAGTAGTAGTGGCAGTTACGTCAGCAGTTACAACGAACTGCTGTAGCTGCCCGGTAGAGAGCTGATTTTCCGGGTTGACGGCATAAACACCGGCAACAGTGAAAATAGTTCCTGCCGCAAAATTGGCCCCAGAAGTAACGGAGGCACATGACGCGGTAGTGGAACCAGCAACCAGGGTAATGTTACCAAGGGAGATGGTACCAGAAGTGCTGGAGTTGTAGAACGTGTAAACGTTCTGGTCCATACAGAACTCAAAACCGAGGGCGTTACCGAGTATACCTTTGCGGTACTGCTCGCTAAGGAGACTCTGGTCATTGAAGAGGCCAGACAGACCAGCAACAGACTGGGCCATAGCTGCAGGTGACAGGAGGCAGCGGCGACTGGCGTCACGCGGGGTAGCACTGTTATCCATCATCATACCGGCATTAAGATAGACGATAGGGGCAGCTGTCTGGGTAAGCAGAGTACCGGTACCGGCAGTACCAGGAGTAGTGCCGGGAGTACCAACGACACTGTTGATAGGCGGGCCACAAGAAACAGTGGGGCCAGTTCCATTGTTGTAAGTACCGGTGATTGTTGCCTGGAGACAGTCCTGGTCAATCTGGCTGGCGATACGCGCCATGGCCGGGGTAAGGATACGTTTGCTGAAATCGTCCAGGGACAGGGTCAGCTCTGTAGTGTTGAAGCTGATATCCGTACCCCATTTGGTAGATAGGGTCAGAGGAATGTAGGTTTCCTGGGTTCCCTGAGTCTGCATCGCGTCACCCTTACGTACGTAGTACCGATTGGGTTTGCGAACGTTGACAGTAGTACCGATCTTAGCACCGGTTCTGCCAAACTCGTTGGAGTATTGGCGATTAACGCCTTTGAGGAAGGCCAGGTTGTTATGCAGAACCCGCAAAGCCTCACGCGTTATCTGGGTTGGTGTGAGTAAGCTGTTAGCCATCTGTTATCTCCTTTTGAACTGCGCCTCGTTACGCCGCGCAATCCATTCTTCTGTTGGAAGTTTGTCCTCGTCAATGGTAGTAGTACCAGACGGGGTGACTGTCTTGATTGGGTCAGGTGCCGCGCTGACCAGTTTCGGTTTTACCACAGGCTGGTTGCGAAGTTTCTCTTCAACCGCCCCCATTTCCTTTGCTGCCAGAATCGGCGGCAGGTTGTAAATCCGCAATGCCTCTTGGCGGTTGTTATCGAGCCACCTTAGTAACTCCGGGCCTTTTTCTGAGTACTGGATTAACTCAGCCATTGGGCCACTTACAGGAAGTGTTCTGTCATTCTGCAACAACATGATGTCTGGGTCAACAAGCGCTGCTTCAGCCATCCGCTGCTGATACGTCTTCTCTACTTCCTGCTTCTTTACTTGCTGCTGACCTTCCAGAAACCGCAAAGCCATGTTGTGCTCTGCTTTAGCAATAAGGTAATCGTCCTTGGCTGTTTCATATGCCTCCCAGGTTTCAAAATCGTCCTGTTTTGGTGGCACTGGTAATTGCGGCGATGCTTGCTGAATAACTGGTTCCGGTTTCACCGGAGAAGCACCGCGTCCTTCCGCTAACCCTTTGTAATAAGCCAGTTCACGTTCTGCCTCTTGCCGTTTCTTCCGCTGAGCAATGAGTTCCTTGACAGCCTTGCTGGGTTCCGTTCCCTCTACTTCGGTAGTTCGCTCGGTTGCTGGTGCTACTTCTTGCCCTTCGGGTAATTCATTTGTTGAAGATGCCGACTCTTCGATTACGGCCTCGGTGGTTGGAGCCACAGTCTCTTGGGTTTCCATGACGTTTCCTTTCTTTAAGTGTGATACTACATTATTTTTTAGAGCTTGATGATGCTCCTTTGGCTTTCTTAGCCGCTTCTATTTTCTTGAACTCGATCTCGTGTTTGGTTTCGTCAACATCTACTTGGTGGTTGTGCTTGGCGTAGTCGGTTTGAACTTGGTGGTTGAATTTCTCCCTCTCCAGTTCCAGACGGTCCATCTCCAATTTCAACTTGTATGCCTTCTCGTGAATCTCACTCTGGTCTTCGTGACCGTCCTTACCTCCTTTTTCTGCCTGGAGCTTAAGGACTTCCAGTTGCATCTTAACTTTCTCGTGTTCCAACTTGATATTCTCTTGCTGGATTTTGAGTTGTTGCAACTGGATTTTCCCTTGCTCAACCTGCATTTTTGCTTGAGCTTGGACCATCGCTGGGTTTGGAGGCATTGGTGTAACTACTTCACCAGGTCTTGGCTTTACCATTCCAGCTGACAGTAACGGTTTCCTGAGCCTCGACTCCATCTCTTCCGAGTCTTTGAACCCGAGATTTCGCACGATGATGTCAGCAGCAGTTCCCATTTGCTGAGGCAATGATTGAACGAGCTGGAGAAGCTGGTTAGCACTGTCCTGTCGCTGCGTGGAATAGCTAGGTCCAACTGTAACGGCGACATCGTATTTACCAACTGTGATGTCATTGAATTTAGCGTCCTTTCCATTCTTAGCAAATAGTGAACGAATACGAGCAACATCCATACCGAAGTACCGCTCTGGGTCTTGTGTTATGGACTTGGCTGTGGCCTCGATGGTTGTATTTACTGGGACAAACGACTCGCTTTCGTCGGCGTTTCTTACTCTGACGTCCCTCTCAGTATCATATATTGTGGGAATCATTTCGTTAATGACTCTACCAGTATACATGATAGCTCTTGCCAGGTTCTCAATAAACTCGAAAGTAGCAACGTCGCCAGGGCGTTGTCTAGCCGTAATAGCTGCTCCAGTACGCTCTGGGCCATTCTCACCAACATCGGAACCGAACATCCCGATAACAGATTTAAGGTTATCTTCCCCTCTCTGAATCTGTTGGAAGATGGCAACTGGGGGATTGCCTGGTTGTTGGCGTTGCGGTGGTCCAGGTGCCTCTGGGTCTGGGTTATACTTTAAGAACGGGAAATTCTCAACATTTGCTGCGGCATAGTCATTCTCGTACCCTTCGAACTGTTTTGCGGTACCCAACCATGGTGCCTTCGGGGCCAAGGCAATAGTCTCAGCAGCAGAAGTATTCCAGTAATTAACAAGTTTGGATGGGTCTTTGGCATGGCGAATAAGTGAGTAAACATAAGGTTTCCCCTCTATGTTCAATTCCTTACCTTTCAGCAAGATGATAGGTATGAAACTACCAGGGAAAGAGTTACCTTCCTTCCCGCCTTCCAATATTTCAACCGATGTGATTATGTATTGCTTAATAATCGACTTCTCCGTCTCCCTAGTCTTGGCAATCTTTGGTTCGGGACCGAGTTGCTTAGACTGGGTAGCCAGAGGATTTGGTGGTTGCTGTGGATGAGCAGGTGGTTTTGGTCCTTGAGGAGCGCCCTGCGGCATGGGCGGTTGCTGACCCATCTGTGGTGGTTGGGGACCATTCATAGGTGGTCCAGGTGGAGTAGCCTGAGGAGGAACCGGTGCCAGGCCGGCAGGCTGTCCACCTGGAGGTAGCATACCGCCACCCGGCGATGGTGGTGCTTCCGGTGCCCCTTTACTGAGCATCCCCATAAAATCTTCTTGTTTTCCTTCCCACTGTTTCTTCAGCTCTTTGTACTCGTCGGCAGTCACGACGCGCCCGTCTTCTAACTGGTGCATGGTAACTTTCTCTGATTCTTTAACGAAGTACTCGGCAACGGTTACTGTGTCGTCATCAAACCAGTTTTCGTCATTGATACCCCTACCAAACTTGAGAGCTTCGAATGGCAGTTCTGCTTTTGGGTATCTCTCCTCGAACTCATCTCGTGGAACTTTCTCAAGGATCATTCCCCACTTGGCATCAGCATAGTTCTGGTCTTTCGCTGTCGGGTCCATATAAACGAGAAATGGATTCCGTATCCCCTCAAGATATATTTCTTGGATGAAAGGATTTTCTTCTGCATACCGGGTGAGTATACGCCACGCCCCATAGCCGCAAGAGACCATCTGCTTTGCTGCATATCCGTAAATGCCTTTGGAGTTGCTGAGGTATTCAATACTAGAGATGATGCCTTGGCGAATCTTGGCAATGTTTATATCGCCTTGGCTATCTACTGGGGTAATCTTGATGGTGGGGGTATTGTGTAACATATCGCCAACTACTTGGTCGACGAACTTAGGAAGGAAGTTAAGGGTCAGAGCTGGGCGACCTTTGTCCGAGCGTCGCTTCTTTTCCCGGTCATCCCATTGATCACCGTTTAAAAAGCGGAGGTCATCAATGGCAGCGATCCGGTTATGGTCATCTGCTTTGGTAGCTCTCTTGAGACGCTTAATAGCTTTCTCAATTATCTTGTCTTCGGCTACACTCATTACCAGACACCTTGGAATCGTATTTCTTTAAGGAATGATTGAACTGAGCGTTGCTTTGTCTTCGGCGCGTAACCCTTGGCAAAGGTTCGAAAGGCATCTGCTGCGTGGCTACACCAGTCGTGTCGTGGGCTATTACTCATCCTCTTCTTAGCCTCGTCGTACTCTGCTCGATACCCTTCCAGTGCTGCTATACCCTTCTCACACTTTTTCTTATCGAACCAACACTGGTTGAATATCTTACGACCAGCCTGGATATCTGTCATTACTGCCTGACTATCTTTGGCTCTTTCGACTACGATTACTGGTTTAATCCCAAGGTTCTCAGCAAACTGTTTATTACTGAGACCCGTTTGGAGACTGCGAATCGCGGCATCATGTGGCATGTAATGATCGCCATAGTTATATCTCTTATCCTTAAGTACCTTGGAATAATGGTCAAGACCATATCCTGTGTTCTCGTAGTAGTCAATAAACCGGAGTTCCTTACCTATTGACTGCATAAACCAAATACTCATGCTGTCGTCAATTCCCAAGTCCCAGAAGGTATATACTTCACTGCCTATAGTATATGGGACTGAGGTAATTCTATCTTCGGCCTCTGCTTCGGCTATCTGCTTGGCATAGTATGCCCCGTAAACAGCTCCCTCGAATGAACAGAGGTATTCTTGATTAAACATAGCGAGCCCGGCTTCTTCGCCTAGCTCAGCTATCATCTCACGCTTTTCACGTTCCAGTGTCTCTGGATTAAAGACACTTGTTTGGTAAGCGGTCAGCTTTTCTGCGAACCAGTCTGGGTCACCTTTGGCATAATCGAACAATTTCTTGCCGTGGTTGTTACCGCGACTGGTGTAAATAAATATTGCCCACCCACCGTTCTC